TATTAAAAATGGAAAATGCTATTGCTTGAAACATAGCAAAAAACAACCGTTCCAAGTCCCAACAACTGACTTAAAGCCGTCAAATATAAATAAACAAAAAATAAGTGGACTATATGAATTGGCTGACAAATATAAAGTAAAATATGAGAATCCTATTAAAAAGTCCGATTTAGCGGCATTAATTAACAATTATGTTTTTGAAAAATGCTTTGAACCCATAATAGATACAAATGCGTCAAAAATAGATTTAGTCACCATCGGCAAAAATATGAAACTGAAGTTGGATACAATTTTGAATGAACATTTGTCAACTCTTACCCACGTTGTTATTGAAAATCAAATTAGTCCAATTGCCAATCGCATGAAAACCGTGCAAGGAATGATTGCCCAATATTTTATCATGAGAAATGACAGCATCAACATAGAGTTTGTTTCAGCTTCCAACAAATTGAAAGACCAGAATGCGAGTTTAAAAACCAGTTATAGTGAGAGAAAAAAGTTGGGAGTTCAGCAATGCTTGGAAAACATTTCAAATAACATTAATTATACTTCGTGGGAAACATTCTTTAAAAACCATTTGAAAAAAGATGATTTAGCAGATTCTTTTTTGCAAGGTAAGTGGTTTATTGAAACTAAACTAGTGTAAAAAATAGTAGCAGCAAATGAAATGTTACAGTTATATGTTTAGCGTTTTGTTCGGGTTTTATTACTTTTGCGACTTTGTTTTAGTCGTTGGCGCTTTGTCTTTCTTTTTTTCCTATGACGACCTCCAGAACTTTTTAACTCTTTGATATTTGGATTTTCATTGGGCTTGGATTTTGTAATAACAATATATGCAATTGCTGCTTCGTCTAATTTAATTTGTGGAATTATTGAACTTAATGAAATCTTAAACACACCTTTTTCTTGACGATTTCCTTGTACATAATATATAAAATCTACACCCACTGAATTTTTAACAACAAAATTTGTATCTGCTATTTTTCCATTTATAATAACGTCCTCGTAAGAAGTTATAACCATTGCATGCCTTTCCCCTCTAACTTTAAGAAATAGGCCCCCATAAAATCCAAGGTCTAGCCGTTTTTTTAAATGTTCTACTCGCGAATTAAATTGAGCACCAATATCATCCACAGTAATTGCCGTTGCATAAATATCATAATTTGAATCTTTTATCTCATTTTTTAAACCATTTAAAACATTGTAAAGTGATTCGCAAATTAATCTTACGTATGGAATTTTTAAAACAGTTTCTATTTGTTTTGCAGATTTTATAACTGGAAAACAAGTGCTTTCAGTGCATGGTTTTGCAAAATTTAAAGTAAACGCAATATTTTCAACACTTATTTCGGAATTTAAATTATTATGTAAAAAATCGTCAATTATTTCAGAAGTTTTGCCTCCATTGCATCCATATTTACTAGTTATAGTAATATAAATGTATGAGTATAAAGCGGCAAATATATTTTCTTTAAGATTTTCTGTTTCGTCTCTCGTTGCAGCGTCTCCTAAACAGGATGGGTATTTTTTAAAGTATTTTTGTGATCTAGTTTTTCTAAAATTTAAAACATCTAAGTGACTTGGTTGCGCAGTATATGATTTGTATCTGCTTAAATTCTTATTAAAACATTCAAATGGATTTAAAGCACAATCTTCTTTATAATAATAACTGCATTTTTCTATAACAGCACTATCAAAATAGCGCCTGCCAATTACTTTGATAAACCGTGCTAATATTCGCGACGCAGCGTGTGCAAAACACGTCCCCCTTGATTGGTTTGATACAGTTAAAGACGTTGCTCTTGATAATTTTGGTTTAGGAATAGGAACAGGAACAATCCCCGTTAAAGAAGTCATTATATAAACGTTTAGAAAATTAAAGTTTCTAATGGTTTATCTTGACAATCTAATTAATTTTGCTTCACTTTTCTCAAAAGTGGATAAAATATAATTTACAATTCGTATTACTTAAAATTATATGTTCTTATTAAATCATAATAGATAGAATGGACAGCGAAATTATTGACATTTCTGAATTAAATATGGGAAACAGCGGACCATCTTTAAAGTCATCTAATTTTGGCGGTGGACTTGAACTTTTGATGAATGACAACAAGAAGGCCGGTGGACGCCCTTCAAGCGACATTGACCTTGATGACTTGAATAATTTAGAGAATGAATTGAATGATTTAGTGGAAGAGGAACCTGACCGAAATTTATTTGAGGGACAATCCGATATGTTTAGCAAAGGTTTTTCTCTTAATTATGACGAGAAACCTTCGGTAAGGTTTGACGATGCTTCCAAAACTATTGGTCAAGCCACAGCAGAGGGTTCTCCTGAAAATAAGACATGGGATGGTTTTACCAAGTTCAACAATGTTCCTATTAACCCTGACAAGCCTATGTCTAGCCAACCTCAAATGAGCAGGGAGGAGCTTTTAAGAGAGAAGTTCAAGTTTCTAAGGAAGTTGGAAGCTTTAGAACAAAAAGGCGTTAATTTGACTAAAAAATACAGCATGGAGTCTCCTCTCGCAGAGATGCAGGGTGAATACGAGATGATTATGGAGGAAAAGACAAAACAGAACTCAGTAAAGTTTCAAGGAAACATGCTCATGGCATGCATTAATGGTATTGAGTTTTTAAATAACCGTTTTGATCCATTTGACGTAAAGTTGGACGGCTGGTCGGAGCAAGTGAACGAGAACATGACTGATTATGACGATGTTTTTGGTGAACTTTATGATAAGTATAAGAGCAAAGCGTCAATGGCACCAGAACTCAAGTTACTGTTTCAACTTGGCGGAAGTGCAATGATGGTCCACATGACTAATACCATGTTCAAGTCTGCCATGCCAGGCATGGACGATATCTTGCGTCAAAATCCTGACTTGATGCGTCAGTTTCAAACAGCCGCGGTAAATTCCATGGGCCAACAGAGTCCTGGGTTTTCCGGCTTTATGAATAACATGATGAACCCTGAGCCCCAGGTTCCTATGACCGGTCCTCCACCACCGCCCATGGCTACTCAGGGTATAAATGCTCCTTCAAGCCGACCTGGTAACAATAGTAGTTTCAACGGCCGACCTGATCTAAATGCTAGCATGGGGCGAAGCAGTTTTAATCCCAATCAGAATGATGGAATCAATATCAGGGAGAACTTTTCAGGCGCAAATGACGGAGACAGAAGCGGCAGACGCGGTCCTGGTCCTCGCGCTGAAATGAAGGGACCCGCCGATATTTCCGACATTTTGTCTGGTTTAAAGACCAAGACAATTAACATTCAAGAGGCTGCTCCTCAACAAAATAACAATAGCATAAACATTAATGATAGCAGCACAATTAGTATTTCCGACTTGAAAGAGTTGCAGTCGGATGGTAATATGCCAAAGCGCAGCAAGAGACGTCAAAAGTCTGACAAGAATACCGTCAGCTTGGACATCTAAAAAAAATTGACCTAAAATTTTAAAACTGGTAAATTCCAAAGATATTCAGGATGTTTGGAATTAAAACCGCGTTATTTATTCTTAGCTGTTTTGCTACAAAAATCTATAGCAAAACAACTGTCATGGTGGTGCTTGGATGCGCCATTGAAGACGTTCAACAAGAACGCGTTTCGGCGGCTCTGAATTACGCCGTGTCAATAGAAGATTCGGATATTGTATGGTTTGTGACTGGTGGAGTTAAAAATGCCGTGATTGCAACAGAGGCAGAACAAATGAGAGAAAAAATTACAGGGTCCAAGGGAAAAATTGTATTGGACAACAAGGCCAAAAATACTGCAGAAAATTTTGCTTATTTGAAAAAGTGGATCTCCGAGTCATACGATGATGCGGAATCTGTTGAAATTGTTGTTACCACGTCAGATTTTCATCAAGAACGCGCGTCCAAGATTTTCAACGGCATATTTACAAACAATGCATCAAAACTTGATTGGAACTTGAGCATTAGTGAAGGCTGTGCACATTGCTGGAGTGATGAGAAAATCCACATGCAAAACGTTGCCATTGATGTAAAAAATGCAGTGCGCATTTTGGCGTGAATAAACTACAAGACGCGCAACATAAATAAACACACTCATATAAAGCAAATTATTAAGAGTTATAATTCATTTATTATATTGGCTGGTAAATATAATAAATGAACGATGAAACAAACAATAAAAGAATAATTATGGATAAGAAAGATTACAAGATGACCAAAATAAAGAAAAACAGTTTTTTGTTTGAATATGACATTGAAAATAAAAACGTTTTGC